TGTTCTTATTAAATCTAAAGTATTAAAAGATGTAGGATATCCACAGTTTGTTTATCATTCAGCATTAGATCATAAACATACAGTATCAGAAGATGTAGATTTCTGTCGTAAAGCAAAGGCAAAAGGTTTTAAGATATATGCAGATGTAACAATTCAATGTTCACACACAGGTTCAAAAACATTTATTGTAGATTCTAATCCTATAACTATTAAAGAACCAGTTGAACAAAAAACTGCGATTAACTATATTGCTGAAGAAGATAGACTACCAATAGATCATCAAAATTATATAAAAACTTTAGATATTGAACCAAAAATTATTTACGATATAGGAGCATGTGTTATGCACTGGACTAGACACGCCGAAAAAAGATGGCCTAATAGTAAATATTTTTTATTTGAAGCAGAAGATGGAGTTGAAAAAGTTTTATCAAAATCAAAACATTCATATCATTTAGGATTACTTACCGATAAAGATAATAAAGAAATAAAATTTTATCACGATATTAATAACGCACCCGGTAATTCTTATTATAAAGAAGTTACAGGAGCATTTACAGAACAACATGCTGAAATGAAAATTGGTATGACATTAGATACTATTGTTAAACAAAAAGGGTATCCATTACCTGATTTAATTAAGATAGATGTTCAAGGCGCTGAGTTAGATATATTCAGAGGAGCTGAGGAATGTATTAAAAATTGTTCTGATATTATATTAGAAGCACAACATAAAACATATAATGAAGGTGCACCTAATGTAGATGAAGTAATGAAGTATATGGAATCTTTAGGGTTTGGATTAGTTTCTAATTTTAATAAAGAAGTATATGATGGTGATTATCATTTTAAAAGAAACAGTAAAGGTATGAAACCGACTAAGGCATATATTCTAACAATTAAAAATCCATTATCTGTTGAATACGCTAGAGGTTGTGCAAAGTCTTGTGATACGATAGGACTCGAATGGGAAAGTTTTGAAGGTTACGAGAACATGACTAAAAAAGAAGTATGGAAGAAATTTGATTATAAAGTATCTAACGAAAAATGGAACGACTGGACTGATGCGTGTGCTTGTTGTACCGCAAGTCATTTTAATATATGGAAAAAGATTGTTAAAAACAAAGAGTGTGCGATTATACTAGAACATGACGCTATCATGTTACATAATGTAAATATAGAAATACCTCACGATAAGATAGTTTCATTAGGTTATAAACTTACCAATCCAGATCAATATGATAGTCAAACAGCGGGTGGTCCTAAAGAGATTGTAGATATAGAAAATCTATATGGTGGACATGCGTATGCGATTACTTATAAAACAGCAGAAAAATTATTAAACGAATTAAAAGAAAAAGGTGTTGTCCATGATTTAGATAACTATTATTTTTCTAGGGAAAATAAAGATAGTGGACACTCTGATATACCTTTAGCAATTACAGATCCTATTGCCGCATTGGGTTGGGTAAGAAAATCTACAATATGGGGAAACGCATTTCCCTTTAATTTAAAAACAATAGATTCTTTTAGTAAAAACTTAAAGGATTAAAAAGTTCCGCCGTTTACTCTAGTTACATTAACAGGAGCAGTTGTAAATTGATCTGTAGTAGAGTTATATTGAACTACATCTCCATTTTGTAAAGATGTTGTATTAACATCATTTAACAATCTTAATTTTAATGACGAATTTTGTAATAGATTTCTTGATGGTAACTGTACGTTAACCTGTGTTTTAGTTAAACTTGCTTGTGCCATTATAGTCCTTTATTGTGTTTAATTATTTATAAAATTAAATACCAGAAACAGTAGGTGATACTGTAATAATTCCTTCAACAACTCTAATAATAGAACCATCAACATTATTTACAATATCAACATCATACACATAACGACCTTCTTCTAATAACGCAGTTTGAGCGGGCGTTAAACTGATTGTAACAATACCTTCAGCATTAAATTGATTTATATTAAATGATATTCTTGCTTGTGTAGGTGAATAACCCTTTGACATATTGCCACGAGCTGTCCAATCAGTTAAATCTAATGGATTTTCTTCATTATCAGTAACATCTACATCAGCTGAAAACGAAACACCTATATCAAGGAATAAATTTGCTATTTGATCTGCCATTAATTATATTTATATAAGTAATTACACTCTAAATGGAGGTATTCCCAACATGGGTCTTTTATCAAATCTATTGTTTTCCGAAAACTGACCATCTACATGATTATAATGAAGAAATACTTGAGCACATATGTTACCTTGAAACTCATCTCTCCAATGTTCTAAATCACAACCAGAATAAACTAACATATCACCCGGCGCTAAATCTACTTTAATTCCAGTTGGAGCATTTGGTTTCATTATATTTTTATATTCATCTATTACATTATTAGAACCTGTTGGATCAATATAGATTGGCCAACTATCTCCACCAAGATTTAATGTTGTAGATATTTCACAAGAAGGCCTGTCTTTATGTCTTTTTAGAATAGATCCTTTTTCGTAGATACGAGCATATGAATAAGTTGGTATTAAATTTAATCCAGTTTGTTCCCTCATTATAGGCATAACTTTCATTAATAAAGTTTCCATAGCAAAATCTGCATAATGAGAATATACGTTTGGTACTTGTTGATCTTTCCAAGTTCCTAATATTGAATTTTCCGCCATTAAATTATTTTTATACATAAAATTAACAGCATCTCTTTTTAACATAAAATAATTAAATACAAAATTAGCTAATTCGTATGAGATAGCTGATTTAATTACTTGATATTTGTTTTGAGCAAAGGACATAGTTTTCTTTCTTTAAGTTATCATACATTTCTGCATGAAATTAAATGATACTGATATTCTAATATCATTAGATTGATTTGGATCCACACAATGGTTTAACCAACTTGGAAACATAATTAATCTTCCAGCAACTGGTTCAAAATGAACCTCTCTCCATAAATAATTTTCTAAAGGGCCTTCTTTTCTTCTTGGCATAGACATTAAAGATACTGATTTAGGATCTTCTACTTTTAAATGCCCACAATTTTTTGGTGTTTTAATGTAATAAACTCCTGACCATAATGAATTAGGGTGCATGTGTGGTCTATTATAACCACCTGGAGGATTAATGATTGCCCACATATTACCTAAGAATGGTTCTGAATCTAAATTTTCATCTTTATAGATATGAGCTTGTGCTTGAAATAGTATATCAACCAGTTTTTTATATTCAGGTTTAACGTGCATATCATCTGTTGAATGCCAACCATTCATATTAGTTCTAGTTAAACCTTTATCTGAGTTTGCCCAATTAATAACATTTCTTTCTAATTCAGCATTAACTTCAGATGTTCCTACATCGGCTACATAGATAGGTGTTGCAAAGTATAATTCTTTATTCATCATTTAAATGGTGTTCCTCCAAACCACATAACAAGTGATTTTCTAATTCCTTTAGTAATAGGAACAACTCTATGTCTAATATAAGAAGCAAAGAATATAGCTTGTCCTTGTTTAGGTCTTGCAACCTTTCCATCTGACATTAATTCTAATCCACCGCCTTCAAATTCCGATTCGTGTGATAATAAACAAGTCATAGATATTTTTCTAACTGGTGGTTCATTAGCACAATTAACATCACTATCAATATGCCAATCATAGAATCCGCCTTCTGGATATTCTGTATATTGAGCAGGTTCTGTTATTTGCATTCCTTCAAATCCAAAATGATTACCATTAGTTTGTTTCATTACTCTTTCTAATGTAGCATACATTTCAGGCATCTTAGTAAAAGGAATCCAACTGATATGAGACGTTCTAGTTTTAGTATCTACTATACCTTTAGCCCCTCCTCCTACTTGTCCATTTTCAACTGGTTCAGCACGACCAGCGTTTATAATTAACTGACATTGTTCTGGTGTAAATAATGGAGTAGTTGTTTCAACAATCAAAGACTTCCATCTAGGTTCTGTTATAATCATATTATTGAGCTCCTCGGTTTTGTATTGGATTATATAGAACATCACAGTTAGCTGCTAATGTTCTTCTAGTGTCATTTGTTCCATTGAATGGATATACACAATGTCTCATATCATATGGAAATATATAGAAGTCTCTTAATTTCATTGGTGGTTCATAATCAACTTTAGCAAATTGACCA